GAGGTCGCTGAGATATTCGACGGCATCGTGCGGCACATCGAGTACATCTCGGACGCTGACGTAGCCTACGACACCGCCTGCGAGAACCAGGTGACCTACGGCGAGGGCTACATCCGGCTCCTGACCGAGTACTGCAACGACGACAGCTTTGAGCAAGACATCCGGATCGCTCGGGTGCGCAACTCGTTCAGCGTGTACATGGACCCGACGATCCAAGACCCCTGCGGGTCGGACGCGGAGTGGTGCTTCATCACCGAAGACCTGACGGCTGACGAATACGAGCGCCAGTTCCCCGACGCATCGCCAATATCGACCATGATGCAGCGCGGCGTGGGCGACCAGAGCCTGAGCCCGTGGATCAGCGAGAAAACGGTACGCATTGCGGAGTATTTCTACACCGAGCACACGCCGGCAACGCTGCACCTGTACCACGGCAACGTGTCGGCGATGGAGAACTCGCCCGAAGACCGCCAGATGCGCATGATGGGCATGAAACCCATCAAGACGCGCATCGTGGATCAGAAGAAGATCAAGCGGTGCAAGACAAACGGGTTCGAATTCATTGAAGAACACGAGTGGGCGGGCAAATCCATACCTGTTATCCGCGTTGTGGGCAACGAATTTGAGGTTGACGGTCGCCTGTACGTCTCTGGGCTGATCCGCAACGCCAAAGACGCCCAGCGGATGTACAACTACTGGGTCAGCCAAGAGGCTGAGATGCTCGCACTGGCGCCAAAAGCCCCGTTTATTGGGTACGGCGGTCAGTTTGAGGGCTATGAGAACCAATGGAAGACCGCAAACACGACAAATTGGCCGTATTTGGAAGTCAACCCTGACGTTACAGACGGCGCAGGCGGCGTACTGCCCCTACCGGCACGGTCACAGCCTCCAATGGCCTCCAGCGGGCTCCTACAGGCCAAGGCGGGCGCTTCTGATGACATCAAGAGCACTACCGGCCAATATGACTCTAGTTTGGGCGCCACAAGCAACGAACGCTCTGGCCGAGCGATCTTGGCGCGTGAAAAACAGGGCGACACAGGCACCTACCACTACGTCGACAATCTGGCGCGGGCGATTCGGTACACCACTCGGCAGATTGTGGACTTGATCCCGAAAATCTACGACACCCAGCGCATTGCCCGCATCATCGGCATCGATGGGGAGACGGATTCGGCGATGATCGACCCGAACCAGCCTCAGCCGGTGCGCAAGATCGTTGACCAAGCGGGGATTGTGATCAAGAAGATCTACAACCTCGGCGTTGGCCAGTACGATGTGTGCGTGACGACTGGTCCGAGCTACATGACCAAGCGCCAAGAGTCGCTGGACGCCATGAGCCAACTGTTGCAGGGCAACCCGCAACTGTGGGGTGTGGCGGGTGACCTGTTCATCAAGAACATGGATTGGCCGGGTGCTCAGGAGATGAGCAAGCGGTTTGCCAAGACCATCGACCCGAAACTGCTGGCCGATGATGACGACCCGGCACTCCAGGCCGCGCAGCAGCAGATGCAGGCGATGGGTCAGGAGATGGAGCAGATGCACCAGATGCTTCAGAACGTGTCGAAGTCAATGGAAGCGCAGGACTTGCAGGTCAAGCAGTTCGACAGCCAGGTCAAGGCTTACGATGCTGAGACCAAGCGGATCAGCGCCACGATGGCCGGCATGACGCCTGACCAGATTCAGGAAATAGTCTTGGGCACGGTCCACGGCATGATTACCAGCGGTGACCTCATAGGCGAGATGCCAGGCCGGGATGTGGACATGATGCCGGAGGAGATGCCGCAAAATGAAATGCAATGATTTCATGGGCTTGCTCTTCTTGGGCCGGGATGTGGCGCACAGCGTGCATCTCAACACGCGCAGCTTCAGCAAGCACGAGGCGCTCAACATCTTCTACAACCGCATTATTGGTGCGGCTGATGACTTTGCCGAGGCGTACCAGGGCCGGTACGGGCTGATCGGCGGGATCACTTTGCAATCGTCCAAGAAAACGACTAATATTGTCGAGTTCTTGCAGGCGCAGTTGGATGAGATCGAGTCTGTGCGGTATGACGTATGCGACAAGACTGACTCAGCGTTGCAGCAGTTGATCGACAACATTGTCGAGATTTATCTCCGAACGCTCTACAAATTGAAATTCTTGGGGTAACTGATGGAAATGCTCAACCCGTGCATTGGCACGCAACTTGGTCCTAAGACGGTCGCCTACACCGGCACTGCTGGCTCCACAGGCACCTGGCCTGCTGGGCCTCAAGGCGTGGTGGTGACGGTCACCTCGGCGGCGTATGTGCTGGTGGGCGAGGGCGTGACTGCTTCGGCGACCGATGGGACGTATGTGCCTGCGAACGTGGCCATTCCATTCAAGATTCCGACTGGCACTGGCGCTCCGTGGCGTGTCAGTGCAATCCAAGTCGCTGCTGCTGGCGACCTCTACACGAAGCCGGTGAACAAGCAATGAGCTTCCTTGGCGCCCAGAACAGCATCGCCTTGGGCGTCCAGGGGTTGATCCATATTGACACAGGAGTTGTTGGCAGTGCGGACTACCTGCTAGCCAAATCCCTGCGCTTCCGGTCTTCTGCAAGTGCGTATTTGAGCAGGACGTTGACAACTCCTACTTCTGGAACTACTTGGACATGGAGTGCGTGGGTCAAACTTGGATTGATTGGATCGTCGCAATACACATTGTTTTGCGGTGACCCTTCTACTGCAAATTACACCATAATAGATATCGGCGCTGCTAGCGCAAACACGCTAGATTTTGTAAACAAACAATCGACAATTAACGCAAGACTTACCACAACTCAAGTATTTCGTGATCCCGCCGCTTGGTATCACATAGTTGCAGTTTGGAATACAACTAGCGCAACGGCAACATTAACCGGAACAACAGCAGATAGAATGCAGTTGTGGGTTAATGGCGTTCAAATTAGTTCGTTTAGCGGCAGTACAGTTCCATCGCAAAACACCACATCAATAGCCAATTCCGCTGTTGCACATGAGCTTGGTGCTTATGTAGGTGCAGGCGGTGGGTATGGTGGCGGCTTCGACGGCGAAATGGCCGAGATCAACTTCGTAGACGGTCAAGCCCTAGCGCCCACAGCCTTCGGTGCAACCGGCGCCAACAGCCAGTGGCTCCCCATCCGATACGCCGGGACATACGGGACCAATGGCTTCTATTTGCCGTTCACGAACACCGCCAGCACATCCACCCTCGTAGCAGACTCCAGCGGCAACGGTAACAACTGGACACCCAACAACATCAGCCTCACAGCCGGGTCCACATATGACTCACTGACTGATGTGCCGACACTGACCTCGGCTACGGTGGCGAACTATGCTGTGTTGAATCCGTTGCAGAACGGGGCTGGTACGCTGTCTGGCGCTAATTTGAATTTGCTTGGCCCTAGTGTTGCATGGGGAACACGCCTTGGAACAATTGCTGTTACTTCTGGCAAATGGTATTTTGAAGTAACTCCTAAAAGCGGGTCGGTGTCATCAGGCATTCATTTTGGCCTAACACAAAATACCGCCCCAACAGGGTTTTTAGGGCAAAATGCAAATGGCTACAGCTACTATGGCTATGACGGGCAAAAATATAACAATAACGCTGGCGTTGCTTATGGTGCGACGGTTGCTGACAATGATGTAGTTGGTATTGCTTTTGATGCAACTGCTGGGTCAGTTACGTTTTACAAAAACAACGTAAGCCAAGGCGTTGCGTTTTCTAGTTTGGCAGCGGGGACATGGTTCCTTGGCGTGTCTTGTTACAACATCGCAACTGCGTCTATCAACTTCGGCCAGCAACCCTTCGTCTACACCGCCCCCAGCGGTTTCCTCCCCCTCAACACGTTCAACATCTAATCATGGCAACTACATTTGCAGTACCTGATGGACGAGTGGCGATGGCTGCTACGACGTATACGGGGACGGGAGCTACCCAGACAATCAGTAACGCTGTTAACGCAGTGTCGTTCCAGCCTGATCTGGTGTGGATGAAGGGGCGTAGCGGGGCTACAAACCATGCGCTATACGACTCGGTGCGTGGCACTACCCTTGACCTTGTGAGCAATTCAACTGCCGCTGAGACCACTCAAACCACCGGCCTGACTACTTTTGGTGCTGCCGGGTTTACTGTTGGGGCATTGGCTAAAGTCAACACTTCTGCTGCCACCTACGTCGGTTGGCAGTGGAAAGCCGGTGGCACAGCGGTCAGCAACACTGCGGGGACTATCACATCGTCGGTGAGTGCTAACACCACTGCTGGGTTCTCTGTTGTGACGTACACGGGCACAGGGTCTAATGCTACGGTGGGGCATGGGCTGGGTGTTGCTCCTAGTATGATTATTGTTAAGCAGCGTAGTGCTGTTCAATCATGGCCCGTTTACCATGTATCAAACGGTGCGGCAAATGTAGTTTATTTAGATTTGACCAATGCAACAGCTAGTTCAACTGCTTGGCAAAGCACTACGCCAGCAGCCACTGTGTTTAGTATTGGAACGTCTGCCGCAACAAATACAAATGCCGCTACTTACGTCGCATACTGCTGGGCACCGGTAGCAGGTTACAGCGCATTTGGTAGCTACACGGGCAACGGTAGTGCGGATGGTCCGTTTATCTACACTGGGTTTAGGCCACGGTGGATAATGTTTAAGCGAACAGATACGGCGGGCTATAATTGGCACATTTTAGATACATCCCGAAGCGTGTCAAACGCAGAAACATTAGAATTGTACGCAAATTTATCAGATGCTGAAACAGCGTATTATTCTGTTTTAGACGGGGTAAGTAATGGTATTAAAGTTAGAAATGCTGATGCTAGCGTTAACGCATCCAGTGGCACATATATCTACGCAGCCTTCGCCGAGAATCCGCTGAAGTACGCAAACGCAAGATAACCGTACTGGTGCGGCTCACCAGGGAATCGAAGGATTCACACAATGTCTGAAGAAGTACTAGCGGAAGTACCCGCGCCGGAACAGGAAGCCACGGCGGCACCTGAACCCGTAGAAGCACAGCCGGTAAAGGCGTTCACTCAAGAAGAGTTGGATGCCGCGATAGGAAAGAGGCTCGCACGCGAGCAACGAAAGTGGGAACGAGAGCGGGTAGTTGCTGCCCCTGTCGTCGCTGCTGATCCCAGACCAGAGCAGTTTGACTCGACTGAATCCTACGCCGATGCATTGGCGATGAAGAAGGCCGAGCAGCTACTCTACGAACGGGATGTGCAGCGCCAGCAGACAGAAGTTCTCGGTGCGTATCACGACAGGGAAGAAGAGGCACGGAACAAGTACGATGACTTTGAACAGGTCGCGTACAATCCAAGCCTCAAGATCACGACCGTGATGGCACAGACGATCCAATCGTCGGATATTGGCCCTGATGTAGCCTACTACCTCGGTGCCAACCCGAAAGAAGCAGATCGTATTTCCCGTTTGGCGCCTTATGTGCAAGCCAAAGAGATCGGACGTATCGAGGCCAAACTGGCTTCGGAACCGATGGTCAAAAAGACTTCTAGTGCTCCCCCACCTTTTACGCCTGTCACGGCCAGCAGCAAGGGCGCATCGACCTACGATACAACTGATCCCCGCTCCATCAAGTCGATGAGCACTTCAGAATGGATTGCAGCCGACCGCGCTCGACAGGTGAAGAAGATGGAAGCCCGCCTCCGCTAATTTTTTAAGGACTCAAAGTGTCTAACAGCATTCTTACCATTGACATGATCACCAGGAAGGCTCTCGAAATTCTCGAGAACAACCTAGTGCTCACCCGCAACGTCAACCGCCAATACGACGACTCGTTCGCCGTTGAAGGTGCAAAGATCGGCTCCACCCTGCGCATTCGCCTGCCCGACCGCGCTTTGGTGACCGATGGCGCCGCCCTGCAAGTTCAGGACGACAACGAGCAGTACACCACGCTGACGGTCGCAAGCCAGAAGCACATCGGTGTCAACTTCACCTCTGCTGAACTGACCATGCAGTTGGACGACTTCGCGGAACGGGTTCTCAAACCCCGTATCTCGCAGTTGGCCTCCAGCATCGATGCCGATGTCGCCACCGCCTACAAGTCGATTTTCTCGACTGTTGGCACGCCTGGCACCACGCCGTCCACCTCGCTGGTCCTGCTGCAAGGCAACCAGAAGCTGAACGAGTACGCTGCTCCTATGAACGATCGCTACGCGACGGTGAACCCCGCCGCCAATGCGAACTTGGTCGAGGGCATGAAAGGCTTCTTCAACCCAACCAGCACCATCGCTCGCCAGTTCACGGCAGGCATGATGGGCACTGGCGTTCTGGGCTACGACGAAGTCAACATGTCGCAGTCGATTGGGAACCACACCACTGGGTCGCGTTCTACGTCGGACACTATCCTGGTGAACGGCACGATCAGCACCCAAGGCCAGGCCACCATCAGCATTGACGGTGGTACTGCCTCGGCCACGGTCACTGTCGGCGATGTATTCACTGTTGCCAACGTCTACAGCGTCAACCCGCAGACCCGCCAGTCAACCGGCAGTTTGCAGCAATTCGTTGTGACAGCGGCCAACACGGCGTCAAGTGGTTCTTGGACTAGCATTGCGGTTTCCCCCGCGATGTACACATCCAGCAACGCTCTGGCGACGATTGATGCGTTTCCGGTGGACGGCGCGGCTATCACGTTCGTCGGCGCCGCCTCTACGGGCTACCCGCAGAATCTGATTTACCAGAAGAATGCAATCACGTTTGCTACGGCTGACCTCTTGCTGCCGCAGGGTGTGGACATGGCTTCGCGCCAAGTCCATAACGGCATCTCGATGCGTATTGTTCGTCAGTACGACATCAACAATGACCGTATGCCTTGTCGTATCGACGTTCTGTACGGGTACAGCGTCATCCGTCCGCAAATGGCCGTGCGCCTCTGGGGCTAACTTGAGATGGGGCTTTGGCCCTGTTTCAACCATCTTCTTAAAAGGAAATCATCATGGCTCTCCCTAACTCTGGCGGTGGATACCAATTCACCGATGGCAACACCAACGAAATCGTCATGGGCGTTCAAGCAGCGCCCCAGACGGCAACCACTACGGCCACTCTGACTGCTGCGCAAGTTACCGGCGGTCTTTTGGTTGGCACCGCAGGCACCGGCGCCGTAAGTTATACGATGCCTACGGCAGCAGCAATCGACGCTGTGTTTACCAACGCAAAGGTCAACAGCACGTTTGATCTGAAGGTTGTCAACTTGGGCACTTCGTCCGGGGTGATCACGATGGTTGTTGGCACCGGCATCACTGCGGTTGGCAACTTGCTCATCGCTATCACTGGCAGTGCTGCTGGTGTTGGCGGCGCAGCGCAGTTCTTGTTCCGCAAGACTGGTGATGCTGCCTACACGGTGTACCGCATCGCGTAAAGCAACGCCCTCTACGCTCACAAGGCGTAGGGGGCACAAATTCTAGGGGCGATCTGTGGTAATCTATCTGAAGCACCCTGTACACGGCACCAAGGTTGCTATGGCAGAACTTGAGGCCGAGCAAGACGAGAAGAACGGCTGGGTAAGGTATACTCCGGGCGAGCAGGCACCAGTGAATGAACTGAGGCGCCGACGCAAGGAGTCTGAATGACCACCACTGCCGGGGACCAGATCAACGGGGCGCTGCGCCTGATCGGCCAACTTGCCGAGGGTGAGACGCCTTCCGCTGCTACGTCCCAGGACGCGCTCACAGCCATGAATCAGATGATTGATTCGTGGAGCATCGAGCGTCTGGCGGTGTTCAGCACCCAAGATCAGGTGTTCATGTGGCCCCCCGGCGCTATCAGCCGCACGCTTGGCCCGACCGGCGACTTTGTCGGCAACCGGCCAGTCCTGCTAGACGATTCGACGTACTTTCGCGATCCCGCGAACAACATCTCGTTTGGCATCAAGATTCTCAACCAGCAGCAGTACAACGGCATTGCGGTAAAGACCGTGACCAGCACCTACCCACAGGTGATCTGGGTCAACATGACCTACCCCGACATCGAGATGTACATCTACCCGGTGCCGACCAAGGTGCTGGAGTGGCACTTCGTCTCAGTATCTGAGCTGACCCAACCGGCCACGCTGGCGACGGTATTGTCTTTTCCGCCAGGCTACTTGCGAGCGTTCCGGTACTGCCTAGCCTGTGAGATCGCTGCTGAGTTTGGTGTCGAGCCTTCGCCGCAAGTCTCGCGGATTGCCATGACGTCCAAGCGCAACCTGAAGCGCATCAACAACCCGGATGACATCATGTCGCTGCCGTACAGCATCGTGGGTACTCGGCAACGCTACAATATTTTTGCGGGTAATATGTAATCATATTTAAGAATTATCATATTGGCTATGTCGTCCAACAACAAATCCTTTAACGCCTTTGACAGCCCGCAAAAGCCCTTGGCTTTTGTACAAGTCAATGGCGTGCTGGATGTTTTGCTGATGTGTCACCAACTCCAAATTTTCCAGCCTGTTGTCAGCACGGTCAAGGTTCTTGTGGTTGACCTCCAAGCGGCCTGGAATCGGGCCATTAAACGCTTCCCAGATGCACCGGTGAATGGGCCTATGAACGCACTTTCCTTCCTTGCTAGGCGTAAAATAGATGTAGAAGTCAGTTCCAATCTTGGTCTTGACGGGCCTCGATTCGGCGTCCCCCACCCAAGTGTTCCCGTGCTTGATGGAGGACACCGTTGTGATGCTGGTGCCGAGAAACGCCGCCACTGTCTTGAGCGTGGCTTTTTCTTCCAGCATCTGTTTTGCCTGATTGACTTGTTCGGCGGTAAACTTTCGGCCACGCGCAATGCGCCGCACGTTGCCCAAGTTGCTGATCTCGTACAATCCTTCGAAGTTAAGCACTGCTTTCCACTCTTCCACGGTAAACCTCCAGTTGTGATGAACCAGAAGTTTACCCCCAATCTTGTTGGACTGCAAGCGTGAAAACCCCTATCCTGGGCCAGTCATACGTTGCCCGCAGCATCAACGCTGCGGACAACAGGCTCGTCAACCTGTTCCCTGAAGCCATCCCCGATGGCGGCAAGGAAGCCGGGTTCTTGAACCGCGCCCCCGGATTGCAGTTCCTGCAGACGGTCGGCACTGGGCCTATCCGGGGCTTGTGGGCGCACCAGACCAACGGGACGGACTTCTATGTCGTCTCGGGGTCGCAAGTATTCAAACTCGCCGCTACAAATGGCACGCCAGAACTGATCGGCACGGTGTCGGGCACCGGCCCAGTGTCCATTGCGGACAACGGTGCCGTCATATTCTTTGCCTGTAACGGCCCAAGCTACACCTATTTTGAGCCAACGGGTGCGTTTGACCAGATCACGGATGTCAACTTCCCCGGCGCTGTCACTGTCGCGTACATCGACAACCTGTTCGTCTTCAATGAGCCAAACAGTCAGCGCGTCTGGAGCGTTGACACCATACTCCTTGACCCACCAAACCCACCAGAGTACATCTACCCGCTGGTCTTCAGTTCAACTGACTTCTCCAGCGCCGATGGCTCGCCTGACGGTGTGGTGGCGATCAACGTAGACCACCGGCAGATGTGGGTGTTTGGTACTGA